TGTCCTAAATTTTTTAACAGTTCAGTTAAATTTTCCAATTTAACCACCTCAATATCTTCACCATATTTGTTTCTATAATAATAAAGATATTCATAAAAAGGAACACACCAATGAGTTGCACCATCAACATTAATAAAGTCGTTTAGTTGGTGGTAAAAATCATCTCGTCTACCAAATTCATTTATAAATCCAACTGTTTCAGTATGTAACGCGGTTATTAAATGACTCATCGGTTCCCTTATTACAATATATTTTACCTTCGGAAATTTAAGGTATTGATAATGTATATATTCTGTTCTTTCGGATTCCCAAACTTTGTCCAAATACCTACTACCACATTTTACAGGTGCCATTATTATGTTATTATAAATTTTAATAACCATTATAGTAATGGTCGTTTTGGTATAGGTTCGTCACTTATAACTCCATTAACTATCATATCCAACATTGAGTTTTCTTTATGTAATCTATCAATAAAAATGTCGTGACATTCTTTAATCCAATCCTTACATAGTTGATAATTGTTATCAAAATCACTAATGAATGTTCTTATAAAATCTGCAAATAGTTTTGCATTTCCCTGATATTGTTTGGATTCATCATAAAAAGGATGTTTTCTAATTCCAACTAAATCCATAATACAATCGTACGGATATGAGTGGGTTGAAACAAAAGGAACGTTTGCTAAAATTAAACCTAACGACTTTTCACTTAGATATTGACTATGGTAGTTGGCGGAAATGTGTGACCAAGATTCGTCACATATTTGAATTTTAGACATTGGTAAAATCCTCAAGAAATAATCAAGTCCCACCGTTATATTTGTTAACACTCTTAAGTTTTGAAAATCTATTTCAGAATCGTAATCATTTAAATAAGCCCCTTCGATTTTTCTATACTTTGGTTGTATTGAATCTTTTTCAATTACATTTGTTTGAGAAACAAACACGTCTTCGATTTGTGTTAATTCCTCAGCAATTTTAACTCTAAGAGGTTTATGTGCCCTAACTGAATATCCCATTTTATATTTTGGAACTATAGCATCACTAACATTTTTATAATCATAAAACCACCTAATACTAATCATTTCGTTCCATTGAAAAATAATGTTAGTAAACGGGTTATATAAATTTGGGTGTTTGTTTAGTACAATCTTATTAGTAAAAATATTATCGGTCAATATAAAATGATTTGATAGTCTAAGAACTTGATTTTCAATTTCTTCAATTTGTATTGTTCCGTCTGTCTTTACTTTTGCATTATCATTCTTAATGAATATTTTTTCAGTTCTAAATAAAGATACTACCCAATTCTTTTTGTCTTCAATAAGGTCAGCCATTCTTTCGATTATGGCAAAAGAATCCGAACCTTTATGTTCGGTGTTTTCAAAATTTGTATCTTGACCTCTTTGTCTAAGTGCACCAAAGAAATCAATTATGTGAATTCCCTCATCATCATTTATTTCAGGATTAAAAGATACCTCAAAGTTCTTCCCTCCGTATTCAAATGTAATATCCCTAATTGCTCCATTAGTGTTATCTACTTCAACCATATCTTTGTTCTTAACATTATGAAAGAACTTTTGAAATAACATATCGGTATAATAATGATGAACGAATATTTTCATAGGTTAAATTAATTTCTTGATTGTTTTATCTCTATCACCTTTTCTTAATCTCTGCTCACTGTTGAAATCAAAAATATCTTCATAATACGTAATTGAGGTATTAAGTTTGGTGGATAAGTCACTTAACTCCTTATTCCATTTTATAATGTCGTTGTGACACAGTTCAAAAATATCTGTAGGTATCTCTTCATAAACATAAGGTTTGTTTGAGTCATAATTTTTAATCTTTGAGAAGTATGTTTGGTAAGCGTGTGATTCTACACACTCTTTAACGTTTCTTCTCGTTAATAATATCACCTCATCAAAGTTTTTTGATAGTTGTATATTATCGTTGTGATGACATATTATTGTTTTAACCACAACATTCTTTTCTCCATTATATTCAACTCTACCAGTACCATCAAACGGTTCAAACAAAGGTTTTAAATTCTTCTCTTTTGCTATTTTGTGTAATAATGAAGTAGAACCCGTTCTTGGTAGGGAGATTATTAATACACTCATAACAATGTTTTATTACTTTTAACTCTCGGATAATCAAAATCAGTTTCGGTCATCCACACATTTAACGCATATCTTATTCCCTTAGTTACCGGTAAAACTCCGTGATATGTTTCCGAACCATTGAATGAAATACTATCACCCAATTTCAAATCACATAATGTTAAACCTTCCAATTTCTCAAAGTTGTATGGTGGATTCTCATCTTGGGTTAGTGCAAATTGACCACCTTCGAAATCGTCAGAAAGAACTATGACTGTCGTTAACTCACTTGATTTGTCTTTATGTAAATTAAGGTACCTACCATCATAGTACGATGTTAAACTTATATTGAAATTTTTTAAATTAAATGTTGAATAATCAAACCATAGTTTAAAATCTCCGTTTTTGTAATTGGTTGTTAATAAATCAATAATTCTTTCTTTAAAATTGGAATCGTACATTCTTCTACAATCCCATACTTCGGTTGGTTTATATGAAAAGGGTTCACCGAACTCAAGACAAAAATCAATTATATCTTTAGCAGTTTCTTTATCACAAAAATTATTGTTTATATTATAATTCATAGTAGATATGAATTTTTCTTTTTATTATTAATTAGTAAATTGTTATCATTTATGAATTTATATAATTCTTCCGCAATTAATTTATATCCGTTATTACTTGGGTGTTTACCTGCGGTTGTATCTACCCATCGATTATTATCCTCCCAAACATCTTTTCTATTTGTATCAATTAATAAATTAGCCATAGTACTATTTCTATAACCCCAATACCTATTACCTTCAATTAAATGAGTTTTATCAACTAAAACATCAATATTTTTATTAATCATAGTATCAAATGCGTCACAAAAAACATATCTAATTCCCAATTCCTTAAACATAAATTGTAAATGTAGTATGTAGTTTTGGTTAACTATATCATAGTACGTGTCGTTAAACAAATTACTAATGTAGTAATCTCTAAAATTCTTTTCCGCCCTATTATAGTTTACATTATCTCCACTAACACCGTCGAAAATGTATTTGAAAAGATGTTGCTTACTCTTATATCGTTGACCCCAAATATGAAAACTATTCTCATTCGGAAAAAATGGTAACTGGTCTCTTAATGATGAGGACCACATAATAACAACAAAATCATCTTGAGTGATGATTTCATTTTTTAATTGATAGCAAACTGTATTGAATATTGAGTTGTTTGAAAAAGCACCAACCCCATTATTTTTAACTTCACATTCGAGTAATTCTGATAAGTGTTTTGGCCAACAATATTTTTGTCTTATGTTAGTTCTTTCCTCAGGAATTTCTGTTGTTAATTCCTCATCAACATTACCTCCAACACCTTCTGTCCAACTATCTCCATATGTGAATAACTTCATAAAACATTATCTTATTCCCCCAAGTGCTTAACTTTAATCGCAGTTACAACCGCTTGAAATGCAGTCGCCACTTTTGTTTTTAATTCACTTGAAATGGGTGCAACAATTGCTTTAATTGTTTGTGCCGGTCTTTCTATTCTTTCTTTTTGTGCCATAATATTTTAATTTTATATTTTCGGTACAGGTTGATTGCCACAACCAGGACAGTACGAACTATTACACCAGTGTCCACAATAATTCCAAGGACACCAACAAGAGTTGTGCATCACACTGAAATCACCATCACCAATGTCAACTAAGAATAAATCTGAAGATTCAAAGTCTAAACTGTAAATGGTTTTTTGTGCGTGTTCCATTTCCAATCCTGTAATCTCTACAGTTGTTAATAGATTGGTATTAGCGTCAGTGATTACCAATTTGTCACCAACGTACATTTTATTAACCTTCTCAAATCTTGTTGCTGTTGAACCTGATTCTTCAATATAATAAGTTGCTGACGGTGCATCGGTCCAAGTTCTACCGTCTGATAGTGTTATTCTAATATAAATTGTATCAACAGCGGCGGATACCATCGCATTTAACGTGGTTCCAGTTTGAATTAATGTCGAGTTGTCTTGAGCCACTGTACTATCCCAACCAAATGTTTCAATTTTGGTTTGTTCAAATTTAGCTGCGTGGTTATCGTTTAAATCCACGTAGTCAATTGAACGAACATAATCACCCAATTGTATTGTATCAACATCTAATAACGTTCCATCATATTTTAAGATTACACTATCATCATCGGTGTGGTAATCATTCTTTGCGTAGTTACCTAATTCTTTAGTAATGTATTTGTATCTACTTTTCTGATTTAACTTGTTGGTTCCTGTAACAAACTCATCGTCCGCAAATGTCAACGGTAAAATCGTTGACTGTGTGTATCCACCCATATGGATTACATCCAAATCGGAACCATAGATGATGTCAATACTTCTAATAATTGAATAACGACCTTCAACTAAGTTATCCTCCGAAAATATAAACTCCTGTACTAAGTGATTTGCCGGTACATCATTTTTTAATGCGGTTAATTCGGTTTCATCGGAAACTCTATAAAGTGCGGGATATTCTAAAGGATTATAAAGTGGATTTCTTGGTTTTACTAATGTATTTGGATTAGTTGTTGTTTCATAATCTACATCACTTAATGTGTTCAAATTTAAAGAATCGGAAGTAAAATATGTCTTCGGTACGTATGTCGTTCCACTCATTAACACAAAAAATTCAAACTTATCTGCACAGTAGGTTTCGTCAACTAATGCGGTGGTATCAAATGATTGTCTTAATATGAATTTATTTGCAGAATCTTCAATATATGGAACAGTAACAGAATTTAACGGTACCATATAGTCTGTGAAAGATATGTTATTTTCTAAACATTTCTCCTCTAATATTCTCTTGAACCTATATTGTTCAACTAATGGTTTGTATGCGTCCCCCTCAGTCCAAATAAAATGAAATTCAGTAATGTTGTTACTGACTAACATCGTAAATAATGAGGTATAATCAAGGAAATCAGCACCCTCATTATATATTGTGGTATTGGTGTTTATTTCTAAAAATTTCACCGATTCATCTGATTGTAGTAAATCACTACCTATTATAGTTGCTTTCATAATTTTTTTTTCCTAACAATAAATATATCTATAAAATTATTAGTAGAAAAGGATATTTATAATGTTTATTTTTTATTATATATGTATATATTAAATTAAAGTACTATTTTTCTTTCTCACAATAGGTGTTATATATTCTGAATCCACCTCCCCCCAATAACCTTTGGTGCAAGGATTAAAATTCTTTGAGAAGACTTTTTTATTTATCGGACACCCACAGTCACCACAATAAGCAGACCATTTTACACCTTTCAAAACTTCTTTCCTATATTCACAACCCAAACAAACATTTAATCTTTTTTCAGCCAATTCCTCTTCTATCGGGGTTGGGTTGAATGATGTTTTCCAAGCTTCAAAAATTTCTTTATAGTCTATCATATTAATGTCTTGGTTAATTTTGGTAGGTCGTAATAATCATAAATACTGTTGTATTTTTTTATAAAATCATCATCCAAAGTCACAACACATTTCATATGTTTACTTGAATTAACTGAATGAAGTTCAAATGGTTTTTCTAAAATATTCGATACCCATTCCTCTAACTTATCTAATTCGTCAAAATCAAACCAAATTATTGTTTGGTCGTTATTTGTCCAATTTGATATGGGGGTTAATAGAATGTCAATCATATTAACAGCATATCCCTTGGTATTGGATTTAAAATATTCTTCTTCCGATTTTTTAAATTTTGATGTTACTGAGATATCTATTTTTTCATCAATCAATTTCAAATCCATTAGAAATTCACAAATTTTATCCCATCTTTGTTTTTTAGTGGCGACATCTTCTTTTGTGAAAAAGAATAATTCATCCAATGATAGTTTGGAGAACTTTTTATGAATCTTACTAAATCCCATCCTTTTTAAATCATATAGGACGTGTTTATATAATGAATAAAATCTTTCGTGTCTTTGTCTTTTAACCGCAATAATCGGATAGTTTCTACCAAACTTACTCTGTAAATCAATTAAAGATTCGTGTCCGTGATAGATATAGTTCATCAAATCTTTTTTGTCTACCGATTTAAAATCAATATCTGAATTAGCCAACTCCCACTCACCATTATGTGTTTGAACATTAACATCATTAACCAAACAAGAATAATGGAAGGCGGTTGATGCACATCTTGGTAAACTCAAATAAAAAAACTTATTTTCGACTAACATTATATTAGGGATTTTTTAATTACTTTGGAGGGCCATACGTTTATGGAATATCTAATTCCACTTGTTATTTCTTTTACTGAATGTACAATGTTCGAATCAAAAATGAATACGCTACCTTCTTTTTTAGGTACTGAATGTTCGATTTCATTTACAATATACTTTACATCACCATCCTCATATTGGTCGTTTAATTGAATTATGTAGGTTATTGTCGCTCCATTTACAATTTCGTGACTATCGGGATGCCAATCCAAAAAATCCCCTTCACCATACCTATTAAATGAATAATTGTGTATTCGATTATACGTGATTCCATTATATGGATTCAATTCATTTGATAAAGTAATGATTTTGTCAGTTAAACTTTTCAATATTGGTATATCCAACATTTCATTGGTAAAATATGTACCCATTCGTTTATTACCTTCATATGCAACATTCTCAGTCATTACTTTTCCATTAATAACAAGTGATGACTTCATTTGAATTAATCCGATTGATTCGCCTAACTTTATTAAAGAGTTACACTCATCGGGAGTTAAAAAATTTTCAATGTACCTCGTAAACATTTATATTAAAGATTTTTCTTTTTTTATATAATCGAATCCAACATTACCGGCAACTACAATTCTATCAACAGTTGAATTGGGTGCATTATTTGGACTATGTGGCATATCCGCCTCCATAATAATCAAATCATCTTCCTCAGGTCTAATCCAATATTCTTTATTATTCTTTCCCCTAAAATAAAGTACCCCATCCTCACCGTTCATAACATCAGGCATTTGAACATAATAAACATAAGTGTAATGTGGTATGAATGATTTCATTTCTTTGTTTATATCTGTGTGTACGTGAAATTTATCAACTCCTTTTAATTCCTCGTGTTTGAATTGTATTTGAACCGGATTAGTTGAACGGACAACATTAACCCAAGCGTCGGTATTAATTTTATTATATACCACGTTCCTTTCTTTATATAAATCTTTACAATAGTCAATCCCCATTTGAATGATTTCATCCATTTTTGTTTCAATGGTAATCTCACCAGTAAAATTTATGTTGTTGTTCCATTCTTTTTTATACCCAAACCCATCAGTCTTAATGTCTGGTTGGGATTCGATAACAAAATTGGCTTCTTTCAACAATGTATCTTTATCGGACAACTTATTCAATTTAATTTTCCAAATGTATGTGGAATCATCAAAATATAATTTCTCCATACTATATCAATTCTTTTTTAAGTACTTTTTTGTTCTTTCTGAAAATGGTTAGATAATTGTTTACAAAAAAAGTTAGTTCATTCGGTGAAGTTTCCTCCAATTCAAATAACAATAATAACTCAACATCAGTTTTTGCTGTGATTGAGTTATTTTTGTCCAATATTTTTTTTAGTTTGTGTGGGATTGGTTTAGAAGTGCAATCCTTCCAAAATTGAGTGTCGTCTCTTTCACACAAATAATGATACCGAATAAACATTAAATTTTGTTCATATATTTCTCCACACCATTTATTGAACTTTTCTTTATGTTCATCGTTAAAATCTAAATCTATTAATCTCTTTAATTGCATAATCGTTGACATTAACGATGTGGCTTCTAAAGGTTCAATAAAACCATATGATAATCCAATTGATATTGAATTATCAATCCAACTTCTTTCGAAACTGCCCGGTTTAAAATCAAATACTTTCTGAATTGTGATTTCTTGACCTAAATAATCCTCTACTTCTTTCTTTGCCTCTTCTATTGTACAATATCTATTGTTATGAACATACCCACACCCCCATCTATGCTGTAGTGGAATATTAAACATCCACCCGTGTTTCATTGAATACATTTTTGTTGGTGTTCCTTCATTGAAACTATACTTATTTTCTTGTGGTAGAAAGAAGTTAATCGATTTGTTTAACAATAAAAATTCAGAATAGTCTTTCCATTTTTCTTTATAAACACCTTCAATTATAATCTTAGCAAACCCGCTACAATCAAACACAAAATCCAATGTGATTACCTCACCATCTGTTAAATGTAATTTGGTAATTTTATCCCCTTCTTTCTTTACATCAATAACTTCATTATCCAACCATTTCACACCTCTACTTACCGCAATTTCTTTAAAGTGTTCGGCAACTAATCTTGCATCGAAATGATATGCATATGATTTATTGAATTCGTTTGGACCATCACCAAAAAATAAATGTTTTGATAATTCGTTATTTCCTGTCCAATTGTGTAAATGTACTCCGTTTTTTAAGGTTGACTTTGTTTTTTGAAAGAATTCGTCCTGATTAATTTCCAATAAAGATAACATCTTACCGAAGTTTCCGGTACTACCTTCACCAGCACCTAATATCCCTATT